GTTGGATACCCATTTATTTTTTCTTTTAATTTTTTTTTTTAGATATTTTATATTATTATTTTCAACATTTACTATTTTAATTTTATGTTTTTTATATTTTTTTATTAATCTTATCCATAGTGGTAATAATTCTTTACAATACCCACAATCTAAAGAATAATATAAAACTATTATTTTTTTTTCATTTAATAATAAATTATTTATATATTTTCTATTATCTTTATTAATAATATATATCATTTGTTAATATCATATATTATTTTTATTTAGATATAAATAGAATTATAATGAATAATTATTATTTAATTGATCACGATGAAGATTATAATATGAAGGAACTAAGTTCCAAGGTATCATGTAAAAATATGTCAGAATTATCAAAAACCTATACAAATAGTCAAAATAAAAACTTTTCAAGTAAAATACAAATTGAAAATTGTGAAGCTGAGAAAAAATATGACTATTTTGTCGATAAAATAAAAGATGATGAAACAAATTTATTTAAAGGATTTAGTATTAATAAAAAAAGTTGTATTTATAAACGTCCAATTTATAATAATGGTAACTGGGTTGAACAATATGATTTATCTAATACATATTTAGATAGCATTCAATCAGGTAGATTATTTAATTTACAATCAAAAGCAAAAATGGTAAGTAATTATAATCCTAATTGTGATAATATGGAAAACTTATTAGGTAATTGTGATAAAGGACCTTTTTATACATATACGCAAACATTTACTAATAGTTATGATAATTGTGTATAGTTTTATAATAATCATCAATAAATATCTTAATAATGGTATATTTATCACTACTTATTTTTTTACCCATATTAGTTTTAATATTTTGCATTAATATCATTGTTCTATCTTCTATATTTTTAATTATCGTATCTATATTACTATTTATTTTTACAGTTCCATATATAATATATCTGATTATTCCCATTGAACCAAGAGATTCTATTCTATCGGCATCTCTTATACAAATTAACTGTTTATCCAAGTTATATGATATACATTTAGTATTTGCATTAGCTAATTCAACCTCCTTAGATAAACTGACATTACATGCTAAATAAACTACTCTATCTACTCTCGCTGGCTCTAGTAAATTACTAAAGAATTCTTTAAGTTTAGATTCTTGATCTTCTTCGCTATTATATTTATGATCATTTATGTCATGCACCAATGATGCTAATATAATTTCATAAACTTCGTCGTCGTTTAATTTTTCATCAATTGCTATTTTTGTTGCTAAATTTTTCACACGCAATGCATGACTAAAATTATGAGATTCATCGTATTTATTCATATTTTCATTAGCAAATAATTCTGTTTTATTTATAATTTCAAAATTATTCATGATTTTATAATAAATTAAACTATTAATATGAATATCAATTTTTAAAAATTGATATTTATAATAATTATTATTATTAAATAAATGACCAATTTATATATTGGAGCACATATTAGTCTTGATAAATCTATTATTAAAACTATGGATAATATCAGAAGTGCTGGTGGTAATAGTTTACAAATATTCGCTTCTAATCCTAGAAGTACTAATTTAGTTGATATAACAAAATATAATAAAAATGCAAATGACATTAAAAAATATCTTAAAGATAATGATTTTAAACTTGTAATTCATTTACCATATGTTATAAATATTGCTAATGAATTTAAAGTGAATAAACGCGCAATGCCAATCGAAGATTGTTATTGGATTAAACTTATACTTCATGAACTTAATATATCTAACCTTATTGGATCAGTTGGTGTTGTATTACACGTAGGTAAACATGTTAAATTATCATATTCTGATGGATTAAACAATATGAAAAAAACTATAGAATATATTGCAAATAATATGATAGATAATAAAATTAATACCAAATTGATTATTGAAACTCCTTCAGGACAAGGTACTGAATTACTAACAGATTTAAATGATTTTATGGAATTCTACAATTCTTTTAATAAAGAACAACAAAAATATATTGGTATTTGTTTGGATACTGCCCATACATGGGCATTAGGTTATGAATTATATGAAGCATATAATATACTTTTCAAAAAAAATGCCAAAAATATTACTCTTATTCATTTAAATAATAGTTTAGTTAATAAAGGTGATAAAAAAGATAGACACGCGACAATACTAAATGGTGTAATTTCAAATAATAAAATGAACGAATTTATTTCATTATTGAAAAAAGAAAAACCTATGATAATTCTTGAAACACCATCTAGTTCGTATAAAGAAGAATTATCTCATATTTACAAATTACTAACTTAATTGTTTATCATTTACAAGTTTCCAATTTATGGGTCGCAAATCATCGATATTATTATCTTTATAATATGGACCAAACCATATTAAAGGTGCTATTACAATAGCATCTTTTTTTCCCAAGTATGCTCCCATCCATGAAAACGTACTATTACCAATGATATAATGATCTGCTGACATCATTAATAACATTTGTTTCCAATCTGGTATATTATCTGCAATTTTTTTGTAATTCATATTAGGATAATGTTTATTAATAATATTAATATATTCTGATACAATATTATTATCATTTTCTTGACAAAATATTAAAATATTATAATCTTGAAGCATTACATCATTATTTGAAAGTTCTTTCAATGCATTTAAATAATAAGTGACAGGTTTTATAGGATGCATATTTTGTAAACTATAATAATTACCAATACGAAAATGTATTGCAATTGTTTTTCGGTTAAAGTATTCTGGATATTCTTCTTTAGTATTAATTATTTTTTTATCAATATCTAAAATACTTTTAATTTTATTGATATTATGTTTAAAATACTTATCACTTTGAAAGAATCCATCTATAAGTATATCGTTAGTATATTCTGGTATTTTGTTATACTTAAATTCTGTTTCTTTAAATTGTTCTTTTATGGTACATTGATCACTAATTTTATTTTTAATTTTATTAAACATATTATCCCAATAAAAATTTTCTGTTTTAAATTTAGTTGTATTATAATATAATATGTAATCATCGCAATTATCAATATAATAAGATATTGTTGTAAATATCATAAACATTTGGTTACCTAACCCCGAGTGTATGTTTACACCAATTTTCATATTTAATAATAAATATATAATAATACTTTATATAATATACAAAATTTATCTAAATACTATTAATAATTTTTAATATTGTTCCGTAACCATCAGCAATATTTAATGTATTACTACTACTCTCCATTCTAATATCAAAATGTATCCATTTATTCCTATATTTTTTTTCTAAAAAATTCATTAAAAATAAACTTGCCATAAAATCTTCTCCATGTCTACACGTATATCCACTATTTTTAACATCAGCTATATCAGATTTAATATATTCCATATATTCTACCCATGGTGGTATTCTAATAATTTTTTCACCGACTTCTTTACACTTTTCAATAGCAATATTAGATAGAAAATTATTTGTAGTAAAATATGAAAAACTTGTATGACAATATTTATCATTACCTGTTAATGTAGCTATATCAAATATATAGTCAGGTTTGTATATTTTTGATATATATGCTAAAGTGTCTGCCAATATTAATCTACCTTCGGCATCAACATTAACTATTTCTACAGTTTGACCATTATAAGCCGTAATTATATCCCGTGGTTTTAATGATGAATTTGATACTATATTTTCAACAAGTGGACATAAACATATAATTCTATTTTTACTATTGTATTTTGTCATGTAATCAAACAAACCAATACTCATACATGCACCTTCTTTGTCCATATGCATATTATTCATTCCCTTGACATTTTTTATAGAATAACCACCTGTATCAATCATTACACCTTTTCCAGCTAAACATATAGTTTTTTTGTAGTTAACTGGTTTGTAATCAAGTATAATAAATCTAGGTTTATTATGTGAATTAGCTCCAATACTATAAATAAGATTCAATCCTAATTTTTTAATATTTTTTTCATCTAATATTTTAGTTATAACATGTTTTCTGTTTTTAAAATGTTTTTTAATAAAATTTGCAAATATTACAGGTGTTAATTTATTAGAAGGTTCGTTTATTAGATTTCTAGTAAAATCACACGATTTTATAATATCGATAATTGTATTATTTTTACATTGTGGAGCATAAAATAGTACTTTAATACATTTTCTACTTTTTTTATATTTTCCAAATGAATATAACCCTTGTGATATTTTATAAATAAACGCATCAATCAGATTTTTATCTAATTTAGATAGGTTAAATATTAACTCCTTTTCCATTTGAGAATTATATGATACAAATATTGATATATTATTTGATAAATTAATTATATCTAAAATTGTTTTAATACAAATACTATTTAAACTTTTATAAGATGAAATATTAATTATATTTTTTTTATTTGGTAATTTATAGATAAAATTAATATTCATTCTTAATTTAAATAAAGATATTACTTTTTTAAACCTTTATCAATTTTGAATTTTCAAACTTATAAATTTTATCTGCTAATTCTAATGCAGATTTTCGATGTGCTATTATAATAATTGTTATATTTTCTTTTTTTAAACAATCTTTTATTGTTGTTTGTACAATTTCTTCACATTTTGGATCAAGTGCTGAAGTCGCTTCATCAAATATTAATATTTTTGGTTTACGTATTAATGCACGTGCTATTGATATACGTTGTTTTTGCCCACCAGATAAAGAACTTAATTCTGTTCCATCTATCTTTGTATTATATTTATCTGGTAATTTCATAATAAAATCGTGAGCATTTGCTTGTTTTGCTGCGTATTCAATATCTTCTTGTGTAAAATCATCAAGACCATAAGCTATATTATTTGCAATTGTATCACTGAACATTATACTATCTTGTGCTACATAACCTATTTTAGATTTCATCCATTTATTATCATATGTATTTATATCAATATCATCTATCAATATTTTACCATATTCTGGTGATAAAATTCCCGTTAGAGTTTTTACTAAAGTACTTTTTCCAGATCCAGATTCTCCTATTATTGCAATTTTTTCACCATTATTTATACAAAAATTAAAATTATCTAATATGTATGTGCTTGATTTTTCATATTTAAATTTAATATTTTTAAATTCAATATTACCATTAAATTTTTTGCTTGGAATATAATAACCATTTGTAATATTTTTAGAATCTAGCATATCTGTAATACGTTTATATGGCTCTTTACATTTGATAAATTCGTTTTTAAAATAAATAATAGCTTTAACGTTATCATATAAACTTTGATTATGTAGTATAAATGTAACTAAACCGTCCATTGTATTTAAATATCTCGCCATCAATATAATAGCAATAGTTGTAATAATTGGAATATTACTAACAAATAATAAATTTATACCATATAATAGTGAATTTTTAATATTATAAACCTTTACTCTTTCCAGTAAATTAAAGAATTTATTATTGCAATTATCTTCATTTGCATAAGTTTTAATAATAGATATATGAGACAACGTCTCATGAGAGTTAGAACTTATTTCTTTATTTAAATCATCTATACCTTTCATATAATGTTTATCTAATTTTTCATATATATTTGATACTAATAAATTTAATGGAATAAGTACACATGCAATTCCTGTTAGTTTCCATGATATTTTTGTTAATAACCATATAGTAGCTATTATATGAATTGTTGATCTTGACATAACATTAATATTTAAGGAAATCAAATCTGATACTATACGCACATCATTATTTATGTATTCTAATAAAGTACTAACAGGTGTTGTTTGATAATATTTACTATCTTGATTTATTAACTTATTATATATGATTTTTTTTAATCTTATATTCATACATTTTTGAGAATATGCAAAACATGTACCACGTATTGATGTGGTTATCATTGCAATCATATTAACATATAATAATTCAATAAGCCTTTCATTTGAAAAATCTCCTTGCATTATTCTACTTGTATGCTCACTTGCATACACACTATAATACGATCCTAAACATCCACAAGCAAGTCCTACTGCTGTTATTTTTATATCTTTATCACATAATTCAACATACCTTTTTACAATGGACATCTCATAAATATATTTAACTTAAAAAATCTTTAAATCATAATTTCATAATTTTCAGGCAAATTATTATTTTTTTCTATTTTAATATTTTTTAGTTTTCTTTTATTAAAAATGCATTTATTATTTTTAACATTATTTTCAATATCATTTATACAAGCATCATTATTATGTTCTTGGTGAGCAAAGTGTTTGATTTTATTAATTATAAATTCATTATTACCAAAGAATGATAAATGCCATCCACCATTTTGTATTAATTTATCATGATTTGATCTAATATATTCAATTAGTTTTATTTTTTCATTCATTAATGAAGTATTATACTTAGATAATGTTAACAATTTACCTTTTACCCATTGTACATCTTGTTTACATGTAAAGTTATAATAATAAAAATCCATATCTAATCCATAAATATAATTGTCACTAATTATGAGTTTTTTATTTTTAATCATATTTAAAGTTTTTTTATTTGGAATTTCGTCACAATCGTTTATTAAAATTATATCATCATCATTCAAATTGAGTTTTTTAATACCTTTATCTATACACGCTCTTTGATAATTTTCGTTATCCCATGCATTTTCAGTATTTGGCATATCATCAACAATAATGTATGTTACTTTATCTAAAAATTTTTCATATAATTGTAAATTATTTTTAAAGTTTAATTCCTTTTTTTTTCCCGAATGTGTATATGTTGCTTCTACGATTACAAATTGATCTACTATATCATATAATTCAGTAAATCTCAATAATAATAAATTATATTCATTATAAAATATAAAGCAATCTATAATTTTCATTGATAATTCTTATAACAATAAATTAGTTATATGTTTATATAAAATGGTTCACTATTGATTACTTTTTTTGGTTTTTTTTTGGTAAACATATCATTGGGTGAATATGGCATCAATATTTTATCAATTACAAAATTAAAATATATTTCTTGGTATTTTTTCTTTGAACCAGGTGACGATGATGTTGGTTTATATTTTTGAGAGATTGTTCTATATTCAACCATTAGAATTTCTATTATACTATAAAATTCTTGAATAATGTCATCTTCTGGTAATGGTAAATCATCTTCAAATACATTTTTAAGAAAAGATGGTAATAATTCAGAATAATCTGATAATATTTTTAGAATACTTTTTTTAGATCGAATTTTTTTAGCATATCCAAAATCATATAACATAATGTTATATTCGCATGCTTTTAAATAATAACTTTCGTCATTAAAAATATAATGATAATAACCTTTTTCATTATTTTTATGCCATAAAAAATTTCCAGCATGTATATCTTGATGAACATTATTAACTGTATTATGAAATGTTGCTATTGAAATAATAGACTGAAATAATAAATTATAAAGTAGTTCTTTATTTCTAACAACATCTTCATTATTCAATAATGTATTTAAATCACCTGCTGCGATTTCATTAATAGAAATTAATTTTCTATCCTTGGGATAATCGTCAATATTACATATACAACTTTTATAAGTCATGAGAAAATGCTTAGAATATTTTTTCTTAATTATATTATCTGTTATAAATCTCATTAAACTTATTTCATTAAGATTATCTTTAGTATTTCCCATTAATTTTGTTGCAATTGGAAATGAACCAAAAGCGTTTTTAACAGAAGTTAAATAAATATAACCATTGAATCCTTCAATACCTATCTTTTTTTCTAAATTTATAATATTTCTAATAGTAAAACCCTCTTTATCTTTAAAGTTTTTTTCTTCTAAACATTCCGTCGCTGTGACTTCTTTTAATTTATCATTTATATAGTTATAATATTGTAAACGATTATTTAACTTAAATTTATTTGCAAAAGTTTTTTTCATAAAGTTTTGAATTTTTGTTGTTTTTGAAGAATGATTCAATAAATCACTTACATAATACTTTTTTGAACTTTTAGAATTTTTACTCGATTGTAATTTGCGTCTTATCGTAGCTTGTAATAATTTTATTTTTTTTGATTTAGACGAAGATTTTTTATTATCCATTTATTCTATTTATTGTATTTATTAAATTTAAAAATGAGTACATAATTTATTAAATTTATTGAAAATTAAAAGTTTATTAAAAAATATAAAAAAAATAAATTATGTACTCATTTCTCATATAAATATAAATTTAGATATTAAAGAAATGAATCCTTTTATTTATTATACTGTATTACCATATCAATATATTCCAGTATATACAAATTGTAAAATAAATTATTTATTTGACTATTTTAAATTTAGTAACTTTATTTTTTATTAGATTTTTTTTCCGATTATCTAGATTACTATATTAGCCTTCAAAATTATATAAATAATTAAAAATTATAGTTGTTATTACTAATATCAATATCTTCTGGTATGTTTTCTGCAAGTAATTTATTATACATTATTTTTTCTATTTCACTATTCATATATTCATCACTTAATTCAAATGTATTATCTCTACTTGTTTTGACATCTGTATCAACAGTTCCATATTTCATTGGTATAAATTGATTAAATTTAGTAGAATTCATAAAGTCATATCCGTGATACGGATGAAGTACTATTTTATCTTCAGAAATTACACCTATAATTTTAGCTAAAATTACATTAATAACATTACCATCAGTTATAATAACTAATTTAACATGCTTCCCTTGAAATTTTCCTGACCTATATAATATCATATCAATATCAAACATTATATAATTATTATCATTTGAATTAATTCTATAACGTAACATGATATCGTGTACAATTTGTATTTTAACTTTTTTATCATAACCTTGCAAGTCCATTATGGCACTATTTTTCAATTTATCTTCAATAAATTCCATAATTTTATAATAATATGTTAATAATTTATTTTTCAATATTGTATCTTTTAATTTTTTGGGATTTACCCAATCTTCCCATTTGTTTCCTTCAACAGCTATAATTATTTCTTCACAATTACTCTTAAATAACTCTTTAAGCTTATTTGTATATGTTTCATTATTATATTCAAAATAATAAACATTTTCAGCTTCTTTTTTAATATTAATATCATATGGTATACTTGAATTTATCATATGTCTGTTCCAAGGTAATTCACCAGTATTATTATACATAATTCTTGTATTTGAAGCCATGTATTTAAAAGAATTATCATGATTTATAGTTGAACTACTTAAATTAAATTTTTCATTAATATCTCTTTTTAAATAATTTTTAATTACAATAAAATACATTATCATAATTATTAATACCGAAATATAACTAAAAGCATATGCTATATTATTATTATTCATACTGTAATTATGACTCTCTATAATTTAATAAGGAAATTATTGTGTTTAATTTATATTTTACCCTATCATTAAAATCATCTTTAAATATAAAATCATTATTACCGTTTTGATCTTCTATATTCGCACAACAATTATTATCTGTCGTATTTTCACAATTATAACATAATGCTCTATTTACTCCATCGTCTTTATATTTAGTAAAACCGATACGTTTAACACCTATGGGTAATTCACAAAAGCCATTTAAACAAAGACCTCTTTCATTGGGATAATTAGTATTAGCTTTATAATAAGGACATTCTTCATTAGTAGAACATTTTTTATCCCATTTGCTATAATAATTCTTACTTTTTCCTTGATAATTATAAAGAGAATCGCATTCAAATTTATTTATAATATTTCCATTTCCGTAGCATCCGTAATTACCCCCATTATTCGACGTGTAGTATTCTTTATCTACATCTGCTAAATAATCTTCTGATATATCAAGTTTTGTAATAAAATTTTCAGTAGATCTTATAATATGTAAATTCATAGTAGGAATTAAAGTATTTTTATTGCTTAAATAAATGTTGTAAATATCATCTGATTCTTTTTTGAAATATTCTCTAATACTACCGTAATTCTCTTCAATAAAAGGATAAAATGCTTTAATTCTATATATATCAATATCATCAAATCCATTAATGAAAACTTGTTTACTTTTTAAAAAATTCATATAATTACTACCAATAACAACGTATGTAAATAAATAATCAAATTTTTTATCCTTAATATTATTAATATTAATTCTTACTATTATTATTTTTTTTACATCTTGACGATAAGCTTTTATAAAAGCTTGTAAAAATAAATAATCTGTCATTGTAACATAAGCTACGACTTTATTTTTTAAATCCCACATGCATTTATCAGCACCTAATCTAATAGTACTAATACATACAAAAATACCCCGTTTATATTCTTCTGGTTGAATTTTATTTTTTAATATATAATAATTAATATATGGATCAATTACAACTGCAATTTGAGAATCTTTTCCAATAATTTTTCCATTAATACGATTTGTACTTACTATATTATCTATTAAATCGGCTAATAATTTATTTGAAATAATTAATGAATTTTCAACATTCTGTTGATTGTCGGTTACTATAATTTCATTAACATTGAAATGTTCTTTATAATTCCATATATTTATCATTATTATTATTAATAATATTAGTAAGATTAGTAATATATAAAGTAAAATCATTTTTTTCTTTCCTTATTAAAATAATAGATAAAGAATGTTTCCAAGAAGAATTATAACTCTAACAATCTATTTATTTATTGTTAGTATAATATTCACAACCCAACCTTACATAATGTTTGATGATGAAGGAAATATGAAAAAATTTGGTTATAAAATAGATGAAGATACAACTATTATGCCCGTAATGTTAGTATTACCATTATTAGCTTTAATATTATATTTAATAGTTTTGATGATTGAAATTATATATATATAAACTATTTTTAATACATATATGTATTAAATATAATGGATGAATTGATAAATACATTTTGTGGAAATCAAAATAAATATAGAGAAATATTAATATGGCTAAGAGATTTTGATTATAATAAACGTATTTCATCTAAAAGTTGTATAATTGTATCTGGTGCAACATGTATAGGTAAAACATACACCATTAATTCAATTTGTAATTTTTTAAATTACGAAATAACAACTATTGACAATAATAATTGTTATAATTCCGCACAAATGAAAGATATTATTTATAAAGTGACAAGTTCATCTTTGATTCAAATATTAACTAATAATATCCGTAATAAAGTAATTATTATTGATAATTTCGATTGTATATTTATCGGTGATAAAACTATAAATATATGTTTATTAAAAATACTTAATGAAGCAAAAATGAAAAATATTCCTATAATATGTATTGCTAATATTGATATTATTAAAAAAATCGGTGAAATTAAAAAAATTTGTAAAATTTATAATTTACAAAAACCTAACTATGAAGATATTAAATTACTTTTAACGCAAAAAAAAGTTAAAAATATTTCTTATTTATATAAAATATCAAATGGTAATTTAGATAAAATTTTCAATGATATTAATAATAATAATAATAATTTATATGAACATAATGTCGAAGATTATACCGATATAAATGCATTATATAATAATAAATTCGAAAGATATAATGTAGAAAAAATAATTAGTAAAGATTCATGGATGATACCTCTAAAATTTCATGAAAATCTAATAAATGATTTGGATAATAGAATAGGATCATACAAAAAGAAAAATGAATATTATAAAGAGTTTATTGAAATAATGTGCGAATATGATTATAATATGTTTAAAAATAATACAGAGATATGTATTAATATTTTTGCTTCTTATGTATATTATTTATCACAATTTAACTATAAAAAAGGATCTGTATCTAATATTGGTAATTTTACAAAAATTTTAAGTTATTTATCATTACAAAAAAAAAATATTAAATCTATTTATTATTCAAGTAATTTTCCTTATTATCAAATATCAAATTATCATATAAATTTATCTAATAGAAAATTTATTTCCTTTAATTAGATAATTGAATTAAAAAATATGGGGTATGTACCAATAAACAACGAAAAAGGCATGTTAGATAAAATAGGTGATTCTGTATCGAATATATTTAGTAATGCTAAAGAAACAGTTATTGATAATAGAATAGTTAAAGATACAGGTGTAGCAGCTTCTGCAGCAGCTGCTTCTGTAACAAGTAGCGTTAATAGTATTTCTGTTACAGATATGAGAAATACTATTTATGATACATTAAGTCACAATACCAGTGTGTTATTTATGATAATATTATTAGTTGTTATTACTTCTATAATTGGTTATATTATATATAATATCATCACTGATAGTGTACTTTTCCAAAAAAAAATAGTTGTAGCAGGAACTGAAGAACCCATTTTTTGCAATCAATTGACAAAACATACATTCAGTCAAATATTGGAAAGCGGTAATGGTAATAAACGTACTTATTGCTTCTGGATTTATATTTTTGATATTAAAACCAATCCTGGACAATATAAACATGTCGCTCATATATCATCATCTGATAATGACTTATTAATAGCAGATTCATCACCTTATATTATATTAGATAGTAATAGTAACAAATTATATATAAGATTTCCATTAAAAAGTGGAGACACGGATTCGTTATTGAAAAGCAACAAAATTACAGAACATAATATTGACGTTTTTAAAAAACATGATAAAACTCAAACGGGCTTCGAAATTAATTATATTCCACTTCAAAGATGGGTACATGTAGCTATTGTTATTAATGATATTGGTGGAGGAGGAAGTATAACTACATATATTGATAGTTTATTAAATTCTAAACATGATTCGAGTACTATGGCAGATTTAAATGTAAGTAAATTAAATTTAAATTCCAAGGGTACTTTAGTTGTTGGCGGTAACGATTCAACTTCATCTAGCTCATTATTCGGATTTTCGGGATTACTAAGTAAATTCACTATGTTTAATTATGATTTAAATAAAAATGATATTTATAGATTATACAAAAGTGGACCTGTTGATACTTTTATGACTTCACTTGGTTTAGGTGCGTATGGTCTAAGAAATCCAATTTACCAATTAGATTCTTCAAAAATTGAAACAGTCTAATAAACTTTAATTAATTATTTTTATATCCATATTTTAAATAGATAAGTAAACTAATAATGGCGAGTGATAGTATCCTACAAGTTATTATAGCATTAATTGTATTATTATTAATGGGATATGTCGCATATAATATATATATTATTGAATTACATAATATGTTTAGTGGTGGTAATGATATTAGAAAAGAAATTGATATAATTCAAGGAATCTATGATTATACTAACAGTGAGTGGAAATATAATACTAAAAATAAATCACATAATAATTTTGTAGACATGAAACCATCTTACAATCAGGAAGGAGGAGCTGAATATACATACAATTTCTGGCTATATGTAAATAAAAATGAATTACGTAGTAAAAATACTGAAAAAAAAGATATTGCTCTATTTTTAAAAGGAGAAACAGAATACGTTTATTATAATAAATTCAATTATAATTGTTCAAATAGAAATAATAATAATCTAATTATACCAACTTTAATAACCAAAAATCCATTAGTAAGAATTAATCACGATGGATCAAAACTTGCTATTGACTATAACAATATACTATCACCTGACTCTTATCAAAATAATTCAACATATGAAAGCTGTGGTAATATAACACCTGTTGAATGGAAAGATAAAAATAATAATTTATTGGGTATTTGGGACATACCATTCGACAATAAATGGTTTATGATTACAATTGTAATAAAAGAAGTTTCGGATAGAAATAATATATTGTCAATAAATCGTGCTTTATGTAAAATATATGTAAATGGTATGGTTGTTTTTGATGAACAAGTTGAAACAAAATATGGTTCCGATACAGTTGCAAGCCCAGCAACTCCGAAACATAATTCATCCCCGATATATATAAATCCTGATTTAAAAAAAAATATTTTAGATGGTAATGATATGGGAAAAAAATATAACCAATTTTTCGATACAAATGAACTAAAATTAGAAAATACTCTAAAAATAGGCGACTTAAAATATTTTAACTATGCAATAAATGATGAAATTATAAGTGGTATATATGGACGGGGTGTAAGAAAAAATAAGGCTTTAAAAGATGAAAAAATAACAATAGATTATAATAAAATGGTTGGTAACCGTGAACTTGAGGAAAGTACTATAAAGAAATTACTATAGATAAATAAAAAAATTAATTATACATTTTAATAGATCTAAATAATTTATATATATCTATTAAATGCCACCAAGGATTTCTTTATCAGAATTATATAAATTAAATGATAAAAAAAATACTGTAAAATATGATACATTTGATAAAATTATTGATATTTGTCATATTAAAATTAAAAATACTGCTACAATTGGAGGAATGAATATATTTTATGAAATACCATTTTATGTTTATGGTAAACCATTATATAAAATTAATGATTGTATTAATTATATTGTAGAAGCTTTGAAAAAAAATGGATTATATGTGCAACTGTTACCTGAACCTAATACAAATATGATATATATATCATGGGATCCAAGTGAAATATCTAAGAAAAAATTACTAATGTGATTAATTATCTACAATATATACACATACAGTTTTCATAATGCATACAAATTAATAACTGACATTTGTTACAATAATTCTTATATTTATTATCATTTATTTTTTTACAAATATTACATTGTTTTGATATCATCATATTATCCATCATATTACAAATATCATTATTCATTATATAATATTATACATATAAAAAAATATCACATATATAATAATAAAGAAAGATATGCAGATATTTGTAAAAACATTGACTGGTAAAACTATTACACTTGAAGTTGAATCATCTGATACAATTGATATGATTAAAAGTAAAATTCAGGATAAAGAAGGTATTCCACCTGATCAACAGCGATTAATTTTCGCTGGTAAGCAACTTGAAGATGGGAGAACTTTAGCAGATTATAATATTCAAAAAGAATCTACATTACATTTAGTTCTTCGTCTAAGAGGAGGAGGAGGAAACTAAAAATATATTAAAATAATATATAAAAATAAAATAATATAATATATTTAAATAATATAATATAATATATTAATATATGAAAGATTTATATTTTGGTCAAGGTCGCATGGTTTTTTGCAGTTTATTTAATGAAATAAATATTAACGATATTAAAATTAAAATTAAAAATTATATGGGAAAATAGTTCTAAAAAAATAAAAAAATGACAATATAACTGTTATAAAAAAATATATTATAGATTGGATAATGACTCCATACAATAAAGCAAAAATTTCACAATTGATTGATTCTCTCCCAGAAGATATTATTATGGAATGTGCAAAATATATTTGTATTCCACCTGTTTCTCTTTTAAAGGAAATTGAGCATTTTGGAAAAATTAATGATAGTTATCTTTTGATAAAAAAATTCAAATATAATGATATGGCTAATATTCATTATTCTTTACTTGGAGAATGGTATAATAAATATGCTATTAGTATGATAAATGAAAAAGATGGTGAACATGAAGGAGTTTGTGATTTGGTTATGACTTATGATAAAGAAGAACAAAATAATATATTTATGGGATTTATTAAAAAACTTATATTTCTAATAGATCCAGATGTTGTAAATCAAAAAGCAAAAAAAATCTTTAATGGTGAATAATAATTATATATTGAATTAAATATATTAGGTAGTATTTTTATTAAAACTTATTTTTATATTCTTATATTTTTCCATATAAAAAATGATATAATTATTTTAATATTTAATTATTTATAAACATGCATAATTGTTTTAAATTTTTAAGAAGTAATAAAGTAACAGATAACTACGATAATTATAATATTGAAATAGAATGTATTGTCTGCTTTAATAGCTATGATTCTTCAAATATAAAAGTGTTCACACCATGTGGACATAGGAATTGTTGTGATAATTGTATAGAAATTATGATGGATACTTATATATCGAATTGTCCAATATGTAAATCTAAAATAGATAAATGTATATTGTCTTATGAAAATTTAATTCTTAAAAAATAAAAATTGATAGTGTATCTTATTTATTTTTATAACACAAATAACACAAGATGTCTTATACTAATATTGATTTGGAAATGTTCGATAATTATACCAATGTATATGATAATATTAACAAAAAATCTAAAATCTTCAAAACTAATATTGATGATAATAAATCTAAAAATTCTAAAATCTTCAAAACTAATATTGATGATAATAAATCTAAAATTATTCTAACAAGGAAGATGAGAGATTCTCGGTATGCTGATAAAAATAAGCGTATCGTAAATAAGGATTGGAAAGATTTTAATAACAATCAGTAAGATATATGCGGAATATAAAATTTTAAAAAATTATTATTTATTTATTTATTTATTTATTTATTTTTTTTCATTAT